TAATAATTTTCCTTGGTAAGCTTCCTTACCTTCTGCCATACGAGATGCATGCATAAGCTGTGCATCAGACATGGCCATCTTTGTTTTTTGCTTGTTAGCGTAAATTTTTGATCCTGCAGAAACTGCTAATTTGATTGCTTGAAACCACATTAAAATATCCCTTTAAATTTAGTTCCCCTTAAAGCAGATCCTCCACCTCTGGAGAATTTTACTGGAGGTACTTGTGGGTTAGGTCCTCTTAATGGTGGTGGACCATAAGGTACTCCACCGCCTTTATTTTCTCCGCCTTTATTTAATTTAACCATCTTACCTTTTTTAGCGTAAGCTTTAAAACCACCGAAGAAACTTTTTGATTGGTCTGGTTTAACTACTTTTTTTGCAGTAGATGTTACAACAGGTTTTTTTATAACTGGTATAATTCTATCCTCATTACCTTCTGGGGCAATGGGTCTACCATAAGCATCAATTTCTCCACTCATTCTTTTTTTACTATACTCTTTTTTCAAAGCCATCTTTTTATCTTGACTTAGTTTACTAAATTTTTCTTGAGTCATTCCAGACTTACTATAAATACTTCCCTTTTTTGTACCGGTAAATACTCCTTTTTGTTTTCCCCCTAAAACATAGTCATCAAAAAATGCAGCATTTTTTGCAGCATTTTTTCCTAATGGTTTTTTAGCTGCTTTAGCTATCATACCTGTAAATGTAGGAAGCATCTTATCAATGCCTCTATTACTTTTATGTGTTGCGTTTGTTTTAAAAGCTTCTTTTGAATCTTTTGCTGTATCTAAATCTCTTTGTTTAGCATCTTTAGTATTTTGATTTTTTAAACCTATTTCTCTAGTTGTAATAGCTAGGTCATTAAGATTTTTAGTTTTTTTATTTATCCCTAAAATATCTTTAGCTTTCTCTTTAACGGTATAACCAATGTTTTGAACAAAATTTCTTTTAGTCTTAGGTGGTTCACTTCTGCTAGAAGTATTTACTGTAGTTACCTTATTAACTTTTCCGGCTCTATTTGTGTTTGTATTATGGTTAGCTGTTTGTTGTTTGGTGGATTTATCTACTGCAGCAGCTGTTGAGCCATAACCTCTATCAGCTCTTTCTTGAGCTCTTCCCGGATCTCCCATGTCAGCGCCACCACCTTTTAACTTAAGCATCTTACCTTTTTTAGCTGAATCCATTGCAAACTTTTTTGCAACTTTAGGTTTCTCAGCATATAGGTATCTTCTTTGTTTATCTGATTTAAAAGGCATTAGTTTTTATTTTTATCCCTCATTCTTTGAACCTGTAATCTTTCTTCTGCAATATCTCGGTTCTGTTTTAATTTAGTTTCAGCAACTCTAATTCTTTCTGCTGCTTGATCTTCATTATCTTCTAACCTCATCTTCTCAAGATCCATTCTTTCATCAAGAGTTTCTTGTTGGAGTTCATTAGTTATCATATCATTCTCAGAACGTCTCTGTAACTCCATAGCTTTTAAGTCTAGTTCTCTTTGCTTTAATGCAACTAGTGGGTCTTGTCCTTGTCCCATAGCTTCTGATTTTGCTATCTCCATAGTAATTTCAGCTATTCTTTCAGCAACCATAGCTTCTAATTTAATTTGTCCACCTTGTGGATCTTGCTGCATCTCTGCTTGGAATACTCCATCTTGTGATACTAACTCTCCTACTTCTCCTTGAGCTTGCAGTGAAACGTGTTCCGAGATATGTCCTTGTAGTAAAGCCATTACTTGAGGATTAATCTGTACCATTCTTGTTGCCATAAAAGCTCTGTGTGCTTTGATATGAGCTATATGATCTTGAGTGGGGAATGCTTTAGGCATCATCATTGATAATGCTTCAAGGTTCTCGATTGCCGGATCTTTAGGTATAGGTTTTATTTCTGGTTTTAAAATTTGATCTATATCTTTAGTTCCCAATGCTTCATAAACTCTTCTGTAAGATTCTCTTAAGTTATGCATTTGTGGATTAGAGATTGCAATTTTTAAATTTTCATTTGCTAAGGTTACTCTTTGTGACATTGAGAAAACATTAGGATCTGCAACTGGGATAACATCTACTCTATCATCAAAGTCAGTTTGTTTAACTGCTTGATCCGCACCATAGACTGAGTAAGGATAAAAAGGAGGTAAGTATTCTCCGAAAACTTTACCTAACATTCTAAATTCTTGTCTCATTGCGTAGTAACATCTTTTGTGAATAGCTGTCATGACCCGTGAGCCACGTTCCAGGATTGCAATAGTCGAACCTACTGATCTGTTTTGTTCGTCTGTACCAACTGCCATATCCGTGATTGCTGCAAACTTTTGTCCTGCACCCACAACGAAGCCTAATAGCTGGAAAAGCGTGGAGCTTGGTTCTTTAAAAGGTAACATTTGAAACTGATCTTTTATATTTCCGCCAGGTGCATCTACATCTCTGAACTCACCAGGTTGGAAAGGTTGATCATCATCCCTGATTCTAATACCACGGCTCTTGAAACCTGCTGGTAAATTACTTAAAGTACCTGCATCCAATAACTGTCTTAATGCTTGAGTGGCAGTTCTAGTTAAACCACCAATCATATGAATTAAACCAAAGCCATAAAAACCTAAACCAGGTAAAAATTTAAAGTGAACAAAATAATTCTTTCTAGCTTTTAAATCATCATCAGGTTTATAGTTTCTGTAGATAGATAATATCTCTCCAGAACCTTCATCAATTGTTACTATGTAAGGAATCTTAACTTCTTTTTCTGAATCCTCATATTCATACTCCTCTAAGTTTAAATCTACATGCATTTCTAAAACAGTATGATCATACCTATCTTGCCCTGTAGGAGTAACTCCTTCTATTTTATCATACTCTTTTTGAATTTGTGACTCTTCTGGTTGAGCAGGTTTAATCTCTACATCTCTATAGAAACCCCCTTTCATTTTTTTTAATAATTCATTCTCACCCATTCTAATAACATGGGTAATTCTTTCACAGTCTTGCAAATCACTTGCGTAGTATGGAACTACAATATCTTCTGCTGGTATAAACTTTGATACTGCTCTTTGCATAATCTCATCATAATAAACTTTTTTAAATGCAGATCCTGCTAGAGGTAAATAAAATAATAGTTGATCAAAGTCTGGAGTATATTCTTCCATCTTTTCCATTAACATATAGTTCATGAAATCCTGGACCCGTGTAGCTTGGTCCATCTTTGCTGGGTCTTCAGTTCCCATAACTCTAACTCTTACCGGGCCATCTGAAGGTAATAATTCTTTATAAGCTTGCGCTTGAAATTGTGTAACGGCTTCTGCTAGTAGTGGATGATGCACGCTTGCCGAGCCTTTGAACGGTCTTGTCATATCTACATATTTAAAACCTAGTAAGTCTAAACCTCTAGTATAACTGTCTGACCAATCTTTTCTTGAAATAACATCTTTTTTGTATTCGGCTACTAATGAAGAAGAAATTTTTTTAAGAACACGATCATCCATGTCCTCAGCCATATTTTTATAAAATATTTCTATAGCAGAGATACCTTCAGAGATTTTTAATTCTTCTTCTGAATCTTTATCTCCTTCTACTACAACATCAATCTCTTCTTCTAGATTAACATCTTCTTCACCTACTGGAGTTTCCTCCAGTAGATTAATATCTTTTTCTATTTCAGCCATTTAGCAAATATAAGTTTTTGTTTTCTTTCCTGCTAATATAACACCTTGACCTCTAGTAGTAATTGCAGCCATACCGCCTTTGTATGCTTTCATCATCTTACCTTTTTTAGCACCGCTATTAAGTTCAGATATTACTCTTTTTTTTTCAGCTCTAATGTTTCTGTCTGGTTTTTTCATAGCATCTAATCTTCCAACTTGTTCTAGAAGATTCATTCTGCCAGTATTATATTTAGCCATTTTACCGTGTCTTGCTTTAATCATCTTACCTTTTTTAGCCATAGTTGATGCACCTGAGTAAGCTCCTTTACCCATAGATTTCTCCATACCTTTTGACTCATCTCTTCTAGATTTTAATGATTGAGAGTTTGCTCCTCTGTTTCTCATACCTAAAGACTCATCAAGTCTAGCGTTGTAACCTTGGCTAGCTTTAATCATCTTACCTTTTTTAGCTCCTAAACCAAAACCAAAGTTATTAGTTAAAGCATCTGCTTGGCTTTTAGTTTTAGGTATAGTAGGTGAAAGTTGTCCTGCTTTTTTTCTTTTGATAACAGCTTTTTTAATTTTCTGATTTGCTTTTTTTAATTTGTCTGCTTTTT